ATTACATCTTTGAGGTTATATCTGTTTGTCACATACTCTAAACCATCTTGTGCTGTTTCTTCTACCATTTCACGGTAGTTATATTTCATGTAAGTATCAATATCTTCAGGTACAGGCATTCCTTGACCCTCCATTAATACATCTATATTTAATTTTTCTTGCATTTCAGCATGAAAATCACCTAGTAAATCTCTCATAATTAAAGCGACCTTGTGATCATGCTTTCTAATTACTGCTGATTTATTTACAGTAGTAACTTTTATATCCATAGGTCTTCTTAACTCTTCACCTACTAACAAATCAATTTTTGGTGTTATTATTGGGTAGTTTACCAATCTAGCAGGATAAGTAAGTCCATACTGCTCTGTAATATACGAATAATCACCTTGTGATAACTGTCCGTTGTATATTTGATAATTTCTAATATCTTTTGTTCTATTAGAGTGGTACTCACCGCTCTCGTGTCCCATATATTGCGTGACAGCAAGTAAAACAGACCTACACCAATCTTCAGTTTTGTCCTTTTCTGCTACCACCATTGATGGCATTGATTTGTACGTTTTTTCCATTTCTAGTTAATTTGTTGAGGTAGTCCATTGTACCCCATTTTATAATATCTTAATCCAATATCTATTATATCTTCTTCTTTTTCCTTAACCTGCATTCTATAATTGTCTATATTGTGTATTAAACACAAACCAAAAGCCATAGCGCGGTCTGTGTTTTGCAATCCATAGTTAGCTAGCTCATCTATTAAGTCTAAAAACCAAATATCTTCTACACTTTCCCTCAAGTAATCATCTATAAGATCTTCTAATAGTGATTTTACTTGTTTGTTCATATGCACGCCATATCTATTCCTAGTTTTTGTTCCAGGATTGTGTGCGCTTTCTGGTTTTTCTTTCAAATACTTTAAAGCATTCATACGCTTAAAATAATCTAATATACCTATCTTTGTATATTCTACCAGCATTTTTGCGTTGTAATATACTGCTAATTTTAGACATCCGTCCCAAAAATCTTCTTTTTTTTCTGGTCTATCCGTATATTCAGCAACCACGTAATCGCTTGACATGTTGGTATTTGCAAATCTACGATAAATTATTGCACTACCCAAAGATTCTGAAGCTCCAGCCTTGTCTTGATCATAAGAGTCAATACCTCCTATATCTAAATTTTTATATTCTGGCTCTGGATGTGCTAATATTTTATATGGTCCATTTGGGTGTGGTCTCCATTTTACTACTGGTTCCTCAACGCCTAATTCCCAATCAAGATACCCACTTTGTATTTGACTTCTGTGATCTTTGCTTGACAATATTCTTGATCTTTGTGCGTTTAACAATGATATATCAAATCTTGCAGAATGTGTGTTTAGAAACGCTTCTTCTATGGTTAATGGGTAGTTTTGTATGTGTAAATTATACGCTTCATTGTCTCCAGAGCTTTGTATGTCCTCTCTGTCGGATATTAGCTTTTGTTTAGCTCCTTCTTCGTCTTCTTTACCTGTTTGTATGTCAAAAAATCCATAATATGCTTTAGAAGCTGGTATAAATACTGGTATCAGATTGTATGCGTCAGCACTATAGTACATATCCATAAAATCTTTACTGGCTTTTGATATATCACCACCTGTTCCGCCAACAATAGGTACTCCAAACTGTAAATCACCGTCCATAAAGCATGCTTTGGATGACATATAAGCATTTTTTAACTTTTTAAACTCTCCAGCTTCTTCAAATACCATAAGTGATACCCTTTCACCCTTAAATACTTCTGGATTATCCATTGTTCTGCATATAATCGTGGATTGATAACCTCCGATCTCCCATTTACCGTCTTTATTCTTTTGTTTATAGCCTGAACGCATAATACCGTCAGTATCTTTAAGTACTGAATGCTTAAAATTTGGATGTATACCGTTAAGTCCTTTTTTTGTTTTGTCAAAGAACGCATCTGCCGTTGCTTGTAGTCCTGCTGCTACTCCAACGTCATTAAACGGGAAAAAAGTATACTCATGTGCTACTGCACCAGAATTCATATAAGAAAATCCTTTGTCTCTAGCCTTTATTACTATCATTCCTTTACCTTCATCCTTACAGGTTTCAATGGTATCAAAATATTCATGATCCATAGCTCTATACCATGGATGTATAAGCGTTTTACGGTTTCCACTTGTACCATCATTACCTAATATCTTGTAATAATTAAGATAAAAATAATATTTGCCCGATATTTTCTTCATACCTTTTGGTTTGAAGCCATCTATACACCTTTGAGTTTCACGTGCCCAATATTCTTGATAGGCAACAGAATCTGGATTCAGTTCTGGATGACCATTGTTAGGTACAGGTCTATATTTTTGCGGATCAAATTTTATTTTACCCATATTTTACTCTTTTCATTTTTCCAAGACCATAAGGCCCAGCTCTTAGTTCTTTTGCTTCCAAACTTGCATGATATCTATCTCTAAGATCAACGCCATGCAATTTAATAGCCAATTCATTGTATTCATCTGCTTTTTTCATATCAACCTCTTTGTATTTTTTTTTGTAGCGGTCGTATAAATATTGCAATGTATACTTAGGTTGCTTTGCCATTAATCTAATTGTCTATAAAAAGATCTAGTAGCTGGTCTAGCTGGCATTTTACAGCCATGAGCACAATTCCATTTACGCAAAGACTTGTTAATTCTTGAATTAGGATCTCTCGCTGTTTTAGCTGAGGTTAATTTCTTTTTCATTCCCTTCATTCTTGCGCAAAAGGATTTTCTTCGCTTAGAAGCCTTAGAACCTTTTTTTAATTTAGAAGGTTTAGTCGTTACTGCGGTTTTTAATTTACTTCCTGGGTTTGCTCTTCTATATGATTCAACCCCTCTTTTATTTAAACCGCCTGATGGACTTTTACCTTCTTTTCTTTGCCAAGCAGGTGTTGCCATTAGTCAAGCTGTTTGTAAGCTCCTCCCATTCCGTATCTCATCTTCATTCCTTTTTCAGCTTTTTGCATTGACATACCGTTTAACATTTTACCACCACCAGCATAGTTCATCATTTTATCTTTCATCTTCATTCCACCTGGTGCTTTTTTAACTTTACCTCCGTACATCATGAAGCCCATGTTGTTTCTAACATCTGTTGGTAATTTAGCTAAGCCTGGATTCTTTTTTTTGTCAACTGGCTTTAATTTACCACCTTTTTTCATCATTTGTTTTTTACCACCGTGTTTCATTACTTGTTTTTTACCACCGTGTTTCATAATTTTTTTTCCGTGTTTCATTTTTCTAATTTTTAATTAATCGTGTTGTTTATAAAATTTACCTCCTTTCTTATATCTGCTCACACGTCCTTTTTTGTTTTTTTCTCTTGCAGCTGCACGCTTTTCGCCAGCTGATAGTTGTGACCAAGTTTTTGGTGTATCTTTTGATATTCTTTTTGTAGGCCTAAAGGTGTTTTCACCTTTACTATAGTCTTTTTCACCAGATGGTGTTCTCCAATCTTCTTTAAACCATCTTTTAAGAGCTAAACCTTTTTTTGTTTTTCGTACAGCCATATTAATCGTGTTGAAATATTGCTCGTCCGCATTTGTCTTTAGAATATACAAACTTACCTCCTGCTTTGTACTTCATTCCTGACGATCCTTTCTTTTTACTTTTATTTCCCCAGTTGGCTGCACCAACTTTTCTACATTTAGCCATAGCCCCACTTCTATATGCTGAAGTTTTTGGACCATATCTGGCTACTACTTTGTGATAACACGCATCTTTTGGCATAACTATTTATTTAATTTAATTCTTTAATTTCTTTTCTTCTTTCTAAAAATGATAGTCCTTTGTTTCCAACTATCTTCTTTCTTTCTCCTCTTCTATCTATTGCGTCCAGTAGTGTTTGTCTTGTTTTTAACATTTTTTCTACACCTATCATAAGTTTTTGCAGCATTTCTGCGTTTTCTTCATCAAGGTGCATTTTATCTATAAGGTTTGTAAACTGATTAATTTTATTATTAAAAGCTATTAACTGTTCATCAAGTGGATCAAACTGTAACTCATTGTATTTATCTGCTGCTGCTTTTAAACTTGCATCATTACACCCTTTCCAAGTATATGTATCGTATAAATCTTTTGACACTGCTTTCTTTCTTTCATTTTCACTGTAATGCCTGTATGGGCTTTCGTAGTCGTAGACTAGCGCAACCCATTTGAGGGCCGTAGGCCCGAACTTTTCCTTACGGATAAGTGTATAGAACTCTGGTACAGCTGTAACCCCGTCATCGTCTTTGAATATATTACCTTTTTTATTTAACTTAAGTAAATACATTATTTTTTATATTCAAGTTTGAATTTTAACCTATATCTATTTTTGTCTACTTCTTTATCCTCTTCATTTAATATTTGTTCAATATGAAAGTATGGATTCTTTTCCATAGACCAATCTACATTTACAATGTGAAAGTTGTGTCTAAGCGCTCTTCTTTTTACTTCTGGCTCCTCTTCTATCATAGTAGCTAAACAAGAGTAAACTTTTTCTAAGTAATAGAAATCATCTTTTACGTATATTTTACCTATATTTTCGTCTAGTTCTCTCATTTGTTTTTTGGTAAAGAGTCTACTAAAGAAGATCTAAGGCCTAGTAAACCGTCCATTATTTTTTTAAAAGTATTAACACCCATAAAATTATCTGTTTTGTTTGATTCTGACAAATAAGGTGCCATATTTTTTTTCATCTCATTTTCTTCTTCTTTTGCTTTCAATGTTTTTGTTGAATCTAAAGCTTTTTCGCTTATAGTGAATGCTTGTATTTTTTTTTCATAATCTTCTGCATCTCCTGCCCAGTGATAATCAGCCCACCAAGTAGGTCTGTCTTT